GGCCCACGCTCATCCTGTGCCCGTCACTTCGAACGAGGGGTGGTTCAAAGGGGCAGCCCCCGAAGTTAAGGGCGCTACCGATCTTCCCGTAGCCCATCTCCATGAGCCGGTCATAGACGCCAGCGCCTAGCCCGCCAATGTCGATGAACATGCGCGCAGGCTTGTCGGTGTCGATTACCTGCTTTGCCCAGCCTGCAACCTCCATCGTGTCCAGCTTGGGGCGGCGGATGACCTTGGACACCCTGCGCCCACGCCTGAAGGCCATAGCGGAGCTGTCATCCCCGAATCGCGCCGGGTCTAGGCCAATGACCAGCAAGCCCGACTCCTCAGCCTGAGCCTTGCGTGCGCGTGCGACCAAATGCGGCTTGATATAGCTGTCATGGCCGGACATCTGGAACGCTTCGGCAGCGGTCGCCGGGTATTCCTGCTTGAACAGGTTGGGGTCTTTCAGCTCAATGATCTTGTTGCGACGCCACATAAGCTGGTCATCGTCCAACCCATACATGCGCTGGTATTCCCTTTCTTCATCCGTGAATACAATGTCGTCCGGAGGGGTCTTTCGATACTCTTCCTGCCAGTACCACGGCACGAACACCGCGATAAAGTCGCCAACGCCTCGTTCGGCTTCTGACCACTTCTGGTGGAACAGGTTGCCGATGCCGTTGGCCGTAGACTCTAAGATTACTTCGGTTCCCTCGGCATCCGGGACAGCCTGTAAGACGCCAGCGGCGTGCGTGTCAGCATTGGGCCAAAACGCGACCTCAGAACCATGGAAAAGCTGGACAGTACTGGATCGGCCAACACCCTTGGTGCCAGCGGTTCCGACTTTATAGCCGGAGTCTAGCTTGTCGAATCGAAGCTCTTTGGCATTGGCGGCTCCCGTGGATGGCTTAACGAAGGGCGGGCAATGGTCGTGATAGCGGTTGACCATCTCAAACAGGTTTTGCGTAGCCTGATCCTCATGGGTCAGGATGAACGTCTTGATACCCGTGTGCCATGTGGCGTGATGGTAGAAGCGGGCGGCGACGTAAGTGCTGCACCCTTGCTGGCGACCCTTGAGTATCAAGGCGCGAACGCGACCAGTCTCGGCCTTCTGTGTCTCTAGGCTGTCGTGGATATGCTCCTGGGCCTTGTTGAACCCAAACGGCACAATCTCGCCAACCTTGGGGCGAATCTTTAGGCAATTACGGGCGTAGAAGCCCAAGTCATCCCGAAGGCGTAGGCGCTTTGCGTCAGCGTCACTTGAGTTCGGCAAGCCACTGCTCATGGGTCACCGTGAGGGTTCCGGTCACGTCCTGCTGGATTCGGTCGCCGTACTTCTTTGGCTTCAGCTTGGAAGCTACCCACTTGCGAGCGTCAACGCGGAGTTTGTTGCGGGCGACGGCCACAGAATCAAACACCACCTCAGTCAATGCGGTCTCGCCATCCTGAATGTCAGGCTTGGAACCGTGCTTGTCGGCACGAACCGTGGTGACTTCCTCATCAGCTATGGAGACGATTTCATCCACCAATGACTCAGCTTGTTCCTCTCTAGCGCGTGCGTATTGGTCGCTAAATGTTACGTTATCACCTAACCAACGGAAGACAGTGGCCTTATTTGGCATGTCTTCTTCCCTACAGATGGCGCGCAGGCTTTCCCCATCACTAAGGCGCTCACAGATTAGGTCTGCAAGTGCTTGGGTGTAATCGGACGGACGGCCTGCCATGGTCAATCAGCTATCCAATGCCGGCTGTTCAGCCTTTGCCAGAATCTCGGCGGCCTCAGCATCGGTCAGCGGGGCATCATCGGTGCGAATCTTGGTCTTGCCCTTACGAACCGCTACGGGCTTGAAGTCATCGGCGAAGTTAGCCTTGAAATACTCCACGATAGCGAGCCCGACTTCATTGGCTTGGGACGGATTGTCGCCCCTAGTGATAGACAGTTCTACGCCCTTGACCCACAAGTTAGCGCGAACGTCGAACGGAAATATTGGTTTTGCCACGAATGTTCCCCCTATTGGTCAGTAAATGTGCTGTTTGTTCAATATACGGCGTACATGCGCCCCAATCAAGGCTTCCTGCGCTGTTTGGCCTGGAAAGAATCCGCAGGCCCAATTACATAGGATCGCCCGGTCAAAGGCATCTCCTATAGTCAGCTTGAAATGCTCTGCGATCACCTTGCCACGGTTGCGGGTGTCGGCGTATTGCAGCAGTTCGGCGTCGCCAAAGGTCACGGAGCTACCGCCGTCACGCTGAATGGGCCGCTGGCGCTGTCATACTGGGCTTCCGGATAGCGCGGAGAATCTGAGACTTGGTACTGAAACTCATAATTCTGTTCCGTTGCGTCGTCCAGCGTTACGGTCGCCTTGATAGCCCCGAAGCCCGAATAGTTGAACCGAACGTCAACCGATACGCTCTTCTGGTCAGCCGACACCGCAGGGTCAGACAGGAATGTCACCCAAGGGCTAGTACAGTCCCATGTCACAGATTCGATTAGAGCGGCCTTGGGGATGCTGCCATTGAAGTCAGCCTGTAGCGTAGCGCGCTGATACCGGCGCACCTTGGATACCTGCACCTGTGCGGCATTGTAGGCGGATGGGTAGCCCGTGAAAACACGTCCTAGCGCGGCAAGTGGCATGGCGAATCTCGGTCAGTCGATAGCGTGATGGACTTCGGGCAATACGGCTTCGGATCGCTGGCGGTCGGCCACGTCGGCCTCGCTCACCACGTCCCCGGGCCTGAATATACGCCCCTTACGGTTCTGTAGCTGCCCGTCCTTCACAAACAGGACAATAGCAGCCTTTACCTCATGGTTCCCCACCATAGGCGAGATGGCCTCAATCAGCCACTTTGGCGGGGCAGAATCACCCACGTCAAAGCGGGGACGGCCATTCCTCAGTCCATGAAAGGTAACGCTCATTGTGTCATACCGCACAGTTTCTCAGCCGCAGTATAGCGGGCAATCAGGTAGTTTATTCGGGCGTCGGCGTCGGCTCCGGAGCCAATAATTCGTCCCGCAGACTCTGCTCGTAACGTGGCGGCATCTTGTCCGCCTCCGATAGCGGCTGAATCCTCGGGCATTGGACAGGCGTTACCTTGCCAGAAGTCGCGCAGCTTGCGGCGCTCAGACACAAGATCAGCAGTAAGACTTTTCGCACGGGCGTTCCCCTCAGTAATGGCTGCGGTCAATTGGTCTTTGGCGACTAGGGCGGCGGCGGCATTGGCCTCCTCTGCGCGCCTAGCGGCCTGTTCGGCCTTCGTGGCTAGATCGGCCTGCCTAGTCCATGCGGCGGCGTTGTCGGCCTTCGTGGCGCTGTGTGCGGCCTTCTCGCTGGATAGGCGTAAGGTCTGGACGCCAGTGGCGATGCCTAGCAGGGCGGACAGTGCCAGCAGTCCATATAGAACGGGTGTCGTAAGGAAGTTCAAGCCTTTCCCCTCTTGTAAAAAGGCCCAGGTGCGCGGAGTGCGGCAACACGGGGCAACTTGCGGCGCTTCCGGGGCGATACGTCCGCCTTCGGAATCTCCCGTGGCGCTCCAATACTCGGAGGCCACGAGACGCCAAACAGGTAATCACTCGACATCGGAACCCGTGAACTTCTGTGCAATTAGGCCAGAAATCGCCGCAACGACCCGGTACAGGATCGAAATGGACAGGCCGACGACAGTTGCCAGCATCATGCCCAGCATAGTCTTGTTTTGCATCCAAAGTGTGAAAAAAGCGGCAATTCCGCTCGCTAATTCAATAAAAACCATGCGCCAGTGCATATAGTCCCGGCGCTCAAACTCAGGCAACCATCGGCGCAGAAATCCCATCACCGCAACGCCCATCGCACAGGCCATCAGGGTTGACGATAGGCCCAGCGGTGACTTGCCCACCACTAGGATTAGGAACTCCCACCCGGCACGCAGGGATGCAAAGAATTTCTCTCCATTAGCGGCAATCAGCACCACCACCGTTCCCAGTGACAGGCCAACCGCGCCGCCCATGGCTTTCACTCTTTCGGCCCGTGCGTGACGTTGGTCACATAGCGCCATGCGGCTTTGGTCCAATTGCTTGGATAGACGGCAAGTGCTGGGAAGAAGGTATAGAGGACAACGGCGGCGAGTGCACCTAACAGGAAGTCGATCATTT